CACATTACCCTTCATCAGTTTTTTCCACTCAAGTTGTAAAGTAGTTTCTGCAGCACGATAATCAAGCTGTCCTAACCATGTCCTTAAGAAGTTATAAAGATCTTCTTCTCCTACATATGCTACTCTATAATCTCTTGCAGTAAACCAAGCAGGTAAATTATTAGGATCATCTGCCCAACTACAGTTACCTACTGCATTAATATACTGTTTTTTAGTAAAATCCTTGTTCTCTCTCTCCCTGTTTTCAAGAAAAAAGGTAGCCTTGAATCTCTCTTGATTCTTAATAGCCTCAAGCCAGACATCAATTCTTAAGGTATCATTACCTTCTCTCTCACCAAGATATTCTGTTGCTTTGCTGTCTTCTTTTAGTTCAATGTTAAAATGCTCTTTATATTCTTCTACTGAAGGATTAATTGCTACTACTTTACATTCTACTAAACCTACTTTTTTAGAGAAATCCTGATTTGCTCTACGTGTTCCACCAATGTTACTCATTTTTCTAATTTTAAATTTATACTATTTTTCTAAATGCATCATTACTTGTACAAATTCTCACATGTATTCTTTCCAACTTTTCTAATAAAGAAAATGTTTGATCTACTATTGATTCTGGCTGATCTGATCTTGGAACTGGATTTTTAGTTGAAACATCTATTTCTGATTTATAGCGATTAGCATCTAATTTACTAAGCTGATCACCAAAAATAGAAGCCTGATCATCCAAGGAAGTAGCTACATTACTTAATCTACTAATCACTATATCCATACTAGTTTGCTCTACTGCATTACTAAATACTTTTGCTTCATTCATAGTTAATTATTTATAAATTTTTTCCCAAAATGTTTCAATACTACCATCTGTACCTTTTCTGGAAATAAGCATTTTGCCTTCAAGAAAAGGAGCACGACTACCTGCAACAATACTGTCATTCTGAACATCAAAGTTTAACCATCTTTCTGTACCTTCTACGACTAATTTAGCCATTGTAGTTACCTTTGATGCAAATATACGCTTCAACTGTCCTGTAAGAGCTAATTCGCTTCCTATTACCTGTTCCTTGCCATTATCCTTGATATATTTATCAGCAAGGTGTGCAGCCCATAATCTATAAGGAGCAATTTGTTTAATTAATTCTACCTGTTGCATAAACCATGTTCTTGTATGTTGATAACCATACCCTTCAGGAAGAGTTAATACAGACTGAAATCTAGGATCACTAAACTCAAACTGATCTCCATAAGCACCACTAGCTAACTTAGGACGATTAAAATTCTTACCAATAACACTATTCATATAAGCATATGTTCCTCCAATCTCTGATAAATCATCCAGATCAGAAAGACCATCAATAATCAAATACTCATATTTTCCTTTATTATCCAATAGCATCTTTCTATACTTCACATAATTCTGAAAGCTTTCCCATCTGGTAGTTTCCTGTCCTGTATATGTGGAGATTTTTCTGGCAGATATATAATCATATCCACCTTTCTCTAAATCTAATACAAGTGCATTGTGATTTTCTGTAAAACTTCCTAGGATTGTACCTTTGCCCGCCTTTGGGATAGAGATAATTACAAGGTCACGTGGGGGTAATAGTGTTGCTTCTGTGATCTCTGTTGGTAATTTAAATTCTTCTTTTACTTCTTCATTGCTCATTCTTCTGAATTTTTAATTGTTTGATTTAATTCTGCTATTATTTCTTTTGCATCACTTACTTGTTCTTCTAATGAATCTACTTTATTCTGATATTCATCACATATAGCTTCTAGTCTCTCTATTTCACTTGTCAAAGCATCTAATGTATTTGTTACACTATCAACTGTCTGATCTTTCTGTCTTACTAAGTGTCTGTCATTCATTTTCACAATTTTTATATACTGTTATTTCTAAAGGACATTTAGTATTTTCATCTTCAGATTTATACCAATCTAAAATATCTTGGTTATAATCAGGATGCTCTTTATCAACATGTCCTAATATCTGATAAGTAGATTCTGGTTTTAGAGAATGAGGAGACCAAAAAGCATGTCTTCTAGCTCCTGTAGCACACAATCCTCCAAATTTATAATTTACTTCACCTACATAAGAGTTCCATACATACCTTACAGCTACTATATGTCCATTCTCTAAATCTCTTCCAGTATTCATATCACAAACTCCTTTGTAATATTCTTTCTTCTTCATTTTAACTTTTTTGATTATCCATTTTAATTAATTTGATTATAAATTTACATCATTTTTCTGATTTTACCAAGAAAATTATAAAAAATTAATCTTGGTTTTATCAAAAAATTCAAGAGCTTTACTAAGCCATTTTAACTCAACCTCTTCGTTTGTAGTAATAATATATATCTGAGCTTTCTTATCTGGATTATTATACTCCAGGCTCATACATCTATTAATACATTGAGTAAGATCCTCTGCTGAAGAAGAGAAGTAATTAATGATTACTTTATCAAGAGGCTTATAAGTAACACCTGTATTACCAATCTTAACAACAGCTAATTGATTTCCAATACCATCAGCAAAATTCTTAAAAACTTGTTTGTTCTTTGACTTGCTATGATATGAAGGAATTCCTAAACTATCTGCAGTAGCTGTAGTCCCACAAAATACTAATATCCTTTCATTGGAATTCTTAACTAAGAGTTCTTTGGTTTTGTTTAGTTTACTTATACTTTTTTGTATTATTCTCATTCGTGCAAGTCGCATAAACATAGAACTCTTCTTTTTCTCTTCCAGAGCCCCAATTACCCAAGTAAGATTATTAAATCTTGTTTTCTCTGAGATAAACTTATCTTTAACTCTGGTTCTTTGATAGACATCTAAAGGAACCTGAATAATAGAGATGTTATAATCTACTACTATTCCTTCTTCAACAGCTTTCTCTATTTTGTATTCTGCTATTACAGGAAGTTTTAGCTTATTGTAGAATGTATTTTCATTTTCCTCACTAAGAGTACCAGTAAGACCAAGTATTCTTTTATTATTCTTAAAAAGTAGTTTGCATACAGCTACCTGAGCTTTACTAAGTTTATGCAACTCATCAATAATAATAAAATCATATAGATATCTTTGATACTTATGAAGAGAAATATGGGTAGAAAATGTAATATTAGGATTTGAGTATCCTTTACTTTCAAAATCTTCTTCCCAGGAAATTTTAATCTTATTATCAGGTATGCCAATAAGAATTTTACTATCAGAAGGTAATCTCTGCATAATATCTATTCCTACATAACACTTACCAAACCTAGGAGCTAAGAGAAGAATACCTTTTTGATTACTATTCCAGAAAATATTGGCAAACTCCATTTGTCTCTGATCTCTCAAAGGCAAAGAAGTATCTATGACATCCCAGTTTATTGTTAGTTCTTCATCCATTCTGATAAGTTTCTATTGTAATTGGTTCAATTCTCTCTGATAATCTAAGAGTTCCTGTTTCTGTAGTCATAAGATCAATACAAAGATCTTTTATAACTTTAGAACATAGTACCTGATGTACACTTCCATCTTCTAATTCAACCAATACTAAAATAGTTTTTAGTTTCATACTTATTTAATTTAAAGACAATTGTATTCAGTATATGATTTAAGATAATCAGCATTTTCAAACCATGCAAATAAATCTTTTTCGTTTATGATATAACTGCCTTTATGATCATTCAAGGCTCCTGTATTACGTAAAAATACTTTAGCCATTAAATTCCCTTGTGATTTAGCAGTTTCATTTTGAATAGCCTGAACTCGTTGTAAATGCCAATTTATTTGTTTATCGTCTAATGATTTATTCTTCATTTATTTATAATTTTTAAATTTTTGTAACTTTGATAAAAGTTCTTTCTTATAAGTATCTTCTAAAATCTCAAAATCCTCTTTATACATCCATACAAAATTGTTATGAGAGAATCTTTTTCTTTTACAACAATCAGTAATTTTTTCATTTAGAGAATTTGTTTCTATTGCTGCTTCTTTAATAGTATAAAATTCTTTTATAAAATTTAAAGATTTATTCAGTTGAACTATTCGTCTTCCATGAACTTCAATCATTCTATTAATAGTAAACTGCGAGGGTGTCCAATTTTCTTGACATTTTCTTCTTTTTTCTTTAAAGTCCTCTGAACACTCTCTTCCTGTATTTTTTAAAGAAATCAAATCTTTGGATTTTTGGGAATGATGTTTCCCATAAAAAGGATTTCCCTCACCTGTAAAAAGTTTTCTCATACTAATAGAATGTAATGCTCTTCTTTCTTTAGAAGGAGAATATCCTATATTACCATCTCCTCCTAAAGTTCCATTAACTAAATTAAATCCCCAGGATTTAAATAGTCCTATATATAAAATCTCTAATAAACAGCCTTCCTCCCAACTTTCTGCTTCATCTAATTCTTCAATAATAGGACGTTTTTCTCTTTTTAGAACATTTTTAATCCAAGCAGTTCTTTTATTATTCTCTCTTTTAATATCACAAATGTGATTAGATAATCTATAAGACAAGGGTAATACTGTTATACCAATATATCTAATCTCAAAACTATCAGGATCTGATAATGTGTACACTTTTGTTGTTTTCATACAACAAATATAAGGAGTTTTTAAAGAACTACCAAATTTATTTACTTTTTAGAAAAAAACTTCCATTGAATAATGAAGAATAATCAAAACTACTCATTAATGCTTTTTTTGGTAACTCGGAAAATATCCCTGTAGAACCCTGGAATGCCATTCCTGAACCAACTAAATCTTCCCCATATGAATTCTTAAGGATTTTTACTCGTCTGAAATAATTAGCTCCAGTTTCAGAATCTATAAATTTATCTACATTATATGTAGGATCTGTTGTCTTATATCTGATAGGATCAAACAAACTAATAACTACATCTGCATCTTCTCCTGGTCTTCCAGTTTCTTTTACATCATCAATAGTTGGTTCAAAGCTTTCCATTTTCTGATAGATTGGATTACTAAGAGATCTGTTAAGCATACTGACAGCCACTGGAGAATATCCATAGGAATCCCTAAATATCTGATTATACTCACTTACTTTGTCAATAGCCTGTTTTTTAGTCTCATAACCTTTTTCAGTTTTAGTTAAGCCAAGATGATCTTCAGCTACAATTACAACTTCATTTGGATTATTAGCTGTATAAACTGTATGGTGTTCATCAATTCTATTGAATTCCCCATTAGCTTCTGCATATTTCTTAACATACTTATAGATTCCTGTAGGATTCTGAGCACCTTCAATAATATCTACAACTTCCAGAAGTTCACCAAGATAATCTTTCTGAGCTAAGAACAAATCATGT